GCCGAACCAACGGCCGTCCCTATTCCTTCGGCCCCTCCCATCATCCCGCCTAGGCGGGTGCCTCCCGCCATGGACCCGAACTTACCGACCGCCCCGGTTCCTTCGAATGCTGAAGCAATGCGGACCTTGAGCTGCCAGGCAATGAGGGCGCCGATCAGTGCTCCGAAGACCTTGTCAGCCTGCGGGAGCTTCTTGCTGATGAAGTCGATGAGGTTCACCAGTGGGCGCAGTGAAGTATTCAGGGCCTTGATGACCGGGACCAGGCCCGTCGATACCAGATCCTTGAATTCGCTCCACGACGCCTGGAGCTGACGCAGCGTCTCCCCGGTGTCCTCGTACCGCTTCTGGAGCGTCTTCTGAACGTCGGCCGCTGATCTCTGCCCCCCGCCGGCCGTCGGCTCAGCGCGAGCGATCCCGTACTGCTGCATGAGCTGCATCTGCTCGGGACTCATCCCGGCTGCCTGCATGCTCTGGTACATCGGTGAGCCGGGACGAAGAGCAGTACGCCAGAATTGCTCGCCCCGCTGGCCGCCAGTGCGGGGCTGGACCGCTCCGTACATCTGCTCCAGGAGGCCCTGCTGGCCGAAGAGCTGGAGGTTGCCGCCGGGGGTGGCGTTGATCATCCGACCGCCGATGACGCCCTGGCGCAAAGCGTTGACCGTCTGCGGCGACATGAAGCCGGCTTCCATCTGGGCGGCGCCCTGGTAGTTAGTCCCGCCCATGATGGCGGCCAGGCCCGTCTGCCGAACGACCTGCTGCGTGCGAGGATCGTTCGGCGCCCTCATCAGTCCGAGCTGGCCGAGGGTCTGAGCGCCGGCATAAACGTCCCCCGTCGACGTGTAGCCGGGGGCGCTGCGCAGCATCTGCTGCCACGGCTGCGCAGCGCCCGTCCCCGAGTAAGGGCCGGTCTGCGCCATACCGAGACGGGTCGTAACCCGCTCCCGCTGGATGACGTTGCTGATCTGGCTGCTCATCATCCGCATGAGCTGTGGGGCCAGAACAGCCAGTTCCACGCCACCCAGGCCGCTCAGAAATCCCGAGATCCCGCCGCGTCCAGGAGCAGCGGGCGCCGCCTGTCCTGCACCAGAAGCGGCGGTCCCAATGATCGGGGCACTGAACCCCATTGGTCCCCTCGGTACTGCCACGCCTGGGCGCGTCACCTGGGGGAAGTTTGCCGGCCGGCCGCCTGTACCAAAGCTGCCCATCCCGCTGCCGGCAACGGCACCCATAGCACGGGCGTAGCGCTCGGCTTCCGAGGCCAGCTTCGACATCTGGCTGGTAAGACCGGCCATCGCTGACTTGATCGTGTTGAGCTGCGTCGTGATCTGCGGGTCGACCGAGATCATCGGCCGCTGCCGGCCACCGAAGAGGTCACGCACGCGCCGTCCCGGGCCACCCGGCGGCATGCCTCCAGCGAAGTTTTCAGGAGTGGGCGGTAGGGCCACTCGATCTCTTTTCAGCCAGGCGAACCCAGTAGCGGCGCTCGCGAGGAGTCAGGGCTTCGATCTCCGAGTGGCTCCAATTGAATGCTCCGACCAGAACGCCATACTGCAGATGCCGCATCTGATACGGCGTGTCAACGAAATAGGTCGTAGAGGGTGAGGCTGATCGGGAAGTTCTTCGCACAGACAGGGCAGTCGACGTCGAGGCTGTGGTAGTTCGGCCCCGGCTGCCGGTCAGTGATCTGCTTCAGCAGTTCTCGACGGTCGCTGATACCGAGCGCTCGCACGCCCTCGATGCCGAGCGGGACGCCGGCCTTGTCGAACAGGCACCGGGACAGCAGCAAGGTGTTCAGCTCGGGCACGCTCTTGTTGCTGGCATTGAGAATGAATTCCTGGTCCGTTCCCACGGCCAGGTTGGCGATGATGTCGCGGCCGTCCTTGGTGGTGTAGATGAAGCTCCGGTTGAATGGGTCCTCCATCGGCTTGATCGGGATGTCCTTCGAGATGTCGTACTGGAGGTCGAGCTTCTCGACGCAGGCCGGGCAGTCGACGGACATCTCCAGGTTCGTGCCGTAGGTGGCCTGGCGGATGGCGATGAGCAGCGTCTCCCGGTCACCGACCAGCAGCGAGCCGAGCAGGTTGTTGTTGGGGTTCTCGAACGGCCCAATGCGGGTCACGCCGCGCTGGAGAAGGAGCTGCGTGAATCGCCCGAGACTCTTCGTCACCTCGGGCTTGGCGAGAGCCTCCTCGTCTGCACCGGTCAGCTCCCGCACGTCGGCATCGACGTAGAGCCTTCCGTCAGCCGGGTGGATGTAGCCGCCCGGCAACGTCGTCGAGCAGTCCGGCGGCAGGTCGATCATCGGTGTCTCGGAAGGACGCAGCGCCTCGGCCACGGCCCGGTTGGCCGCATCAGGGTTGAGGCGTGCGTCGATACGGTCTGCGTTCTCCTTCGCCGCTTCGCCGAGCTGGTGCAGCTCGGCCAGCGTTTCCTCTTTTAGGTGCTCCATGTCGTTCTCCTGAGTGGGAATGAATTAGAGAGACACGGCCCCGGCGTCGGAGGCCACGTCGATGACGAAGCCTTCGTGCTCGATGACCATGCTCTGCATGAGCAGGGCGTTACCGCCGGCATCGAAGTCGCTGAACTGGATGCCCGACGGCCAGCCGTTGAAGATCTGGAAGCGGGCCTTGATCGGAGTGACGCCCATCGACACCGGGTGGTCAAGGACATCGAGAATCATGTCGGCCCGGAAGTCGTTGCCGGCGAAGCCCCGGCCACCACCCTGGACGACGTGGAAGATCTCGATGTACCAGGCCCACAGGGCGCCGTCACCGACCGCCACGCCGCGCTGGCAGGTGATGGCCGGGAACTCCGTCTGGCCCGGCATCTTCCGGGTCGTAGTGTTGTTGCCGCCCTCCCGGTAGTTGATGGCCGGCGTGTTGGCGGCCAGGCCGGTGACGGCCATGAACCCGAGCTGCAGCATTCCCGGGATCAGGGGCTTGGTGATGGTGAAGCGGAATTTGAAGTTCCGCAGCGGGTCGGTAGCGAGCGGGTGGACGACGACACCAGCCATGGGATCTCCTCCTTACACCTGGACGGTCACGGTGGCGCCGACCTCACGCTGGCTGAGCGTGAAGACCACGAACTCGGCCGGGTACTGCAGCGCCACACCGATCTGCACCTTGACCTCGCCGGCCGCCACCGACTGCGGGGTGTTCAGCTCGTCATCGCACTTGACGAAGAACGCAGCGTCGGCGGTGGTGCCGCGCAGCCCGCCCTGCTGCCACAGGTCGAGAAGGAAGCGCTCGATCATGGAGCGGAGCACCAGCCAGAGCCGATCGTCGTTCGGCTCAAAGACGGCGAACCGGGTGGAGCTGATGAGCGAAGACCGGATGTAGATCAGAGTGCGGCGCACCGAGATGTACTTGTCGCTGCCGCTCAGCTTCAGCGTACGCCCGCCCATGATCACGATGCCGGCGCCGGGGATCTGGCGGATGGCGTTGACGTTCGCCATGTTCAGCGAATCCAGCTCAGCGCCGGTCAGACGCCGTTCTACGCCCACGGCGCCCGAGATCCGGGTGTTGATGCCGGCGGGGGTCTTGAAGACGCCCCTGGAGGCGTCTGTGGTGGCGTACTGACCGATGACGGCGCCGCCCGGTGGGATGGTGCGCATGGCGCCCGGGGCCGAGCTGGCCGGATCGGCCACCTGGACCCAGGGGTAGTACATGGCGCCGAAGGACGTCGCCGTAAGGCCGCCGGCATAGGTCAGGACCGTGGCAACGTCGTTGCCCTGCGGCGGGTCCACCACCACAAAGACGTCACCGCGAGCGGCGGCATAGCTGAGGGCTGTCCCCACGGCCGCCCCGGAGTGACCGGGGAGGTTGAGGGCCAGTGGCATGTCGACGGAGTCGAACACCGGGAGAGCTGCGCCGAGGTCGGCCGCCGCCACCGTCCCGCCGTCGTTCCCGCCGGCCAGGGCCGTGCCGGTCTGGATCGCCGGCCGGTCGCCGGGGGCGGTCGTGGCCGAGTTCATGTCGGTGACCCGGATGTAGGGCGAACCGCCGGACGTGGCGTTCACCAGGGCCGGGGCGTACCGGGAGTCGGTGGGGTCCATGGAGAGGTCGAGCCACCGCTCGACGGTGTAGGCGTCACCGGCCCCGCCGAGCTTGACCACCAGCGAGAAGCGGTCAGGGGTGACGTCGACGACGTCGACGTACAGCGAGTTGCCCCAGACGCCGGGGTTGGCGGCCGTGACGGTCATGGTGTTGGCCGGCGTCGGTGTCGCCCGGTCGACGAGAACCTTGGTGGCGGGCGCCGCACCGGAGCCGGCCACTCGGGCGACCCATGCCTCCCGGCCGCCGTTGGAGAAGAACTCGAAGACGGCGAACGGCAGCAGGTCGTTGATGCCGAAGAACCCGCCGAAGTAGGTCATGTACTGGGTCCATGACGTCACCCGCTGGGCGACGACGGGACCGCGGGGGTTCGAGGCCAGGAACGCACCGGCCGAGAGGTTGGTCGACGTGACCGCCTCAGCCGGGGAGATCGTCTCCTCGAAGTAGACGCCGGGCCTGCGGTAGCTGGGCATTCGTAGCTCTCC